CTCTTCTGTCATTTCAGCAATTAGCACTGCTTTTCTAGCTTCAACTTGATTTGTAAGCATTTGTAACTGTTGTTGAACCTGTGGATCCATAGCAGCCATCTGCTGCATCTGTTGCATTTGCATTAATTGCTCTCTAAATTCTAATTGAACTTGTTCTTGAGCCATAATTGAGATGTGTTCAAGTATATTTTTCTGTATTGCAGCCATAACCATAGGATTATTTCTTACCATGTTGACAGACATGAAGTTTAAGTGGGCTGTAATGTGTGCTCTATGGTCTTGACCAGGAAAAGCTTGAAAAGGTTTACCAGCCAAAGCATTAATATGTTCCATACTTGGGTCCATCGGTGCGTTTGGTGCTGGTGGTGGCAACACTGCATCAACATCTTTTACACCAATTGCATTATACATGTTTCTGTATATTTGATACATGTTGTGTAGTTGTGGATTTGATGATGCTATTTGTAATTGTGTTTGTGCAAGTGTAATTCTTTGCGACATAGAAAATATATTTGGATCTGCAACAGGCACAATATCTATTCTGTCATCAAAATCTGCTTGCTTCACGTTTCTTGCACCACCCACAACATCGTATGGATATTCTGGTGGTAAGTATTGTGAAACTATTTTTGCAAGTAATTTAAATTCTGACTTCATAGCTGCATAACATCTTTTGTGTATTGCAGACATGACTCTTGAACCACGTTCTAGTAATGCAACAGTTGTACCTACAGCTGCTGCTTGGTTACCATCGCCTACTTGCATGTCAGCAATAGCCGCGAATCTTTGACCAGCTTGTACTACAATACCAAGTAAGTTTAATAATGTTGGTGATGGTTCTTTGTATGGTAATGGAAAAAATGCATCACGTAAGCTACCACCTGGTGCATCTACATCTTTAAATTCACCTGGTTGTATCGGTGATGCTTCATCTCTAACTCTAACACCTCTTTGCTTAAATCCTGCAGGTAGATTAGATAACGTTCCTGCATCAAGCAATTGACGGAGAGCCGCCGTTGCCGTACGGCTCAATCCGCCAATCATGTGAATGAGTCCAAAGCCATAAAATCCAAG